TGGGTATGTTGGACCCATGATTGTGTGTACTTTATCATTGTATGTAGGATCTAATACCTGCTGTAGAGCAATAGCTGAACCTACACCACTGACTTTAAAAACTCTGTTGTCATAGGTGCTGTTATTTGTATCCAAGAACATTATGGTGTCATTGTCTTGAATGCCTTTGTCGTACACTCTTTTCCAATTTGCTGTGTCTATTACCAAGTCTGCATCCAATGGATCATTGTCTAGGTTCTTGGCTACCTTTGATTCAAAATACCAATAGCTACCACCAACTGCTTCTCTTACTACATCACCTTGATTGTATGTTGTACTGTTTGACCAATTGATCACACCAGTGAAAAAATTATAGTTTGTTTGACCTATAATATCTGTGCCTGTGAATCTTTTTGTTATAAAGTCTACATTGCGTTTATGATAAGGATACTTTTGTCCAACAGTTGGATGACCACCATAGTTGTATAGAATTATATCTTTTTCAAATTCAATGATAGGACGTTTTGCTCTATTAGAATCTGAAGCATAAGTTGTAAAATCTTCTCCGGTTAGGCGACAAGATTCAACAATAGCATTATAGTGTTGCCATTGATTTACTCTGCTCCATGCATTGGCATCCATGGCATTTGATTCCATACAAACATATTCATGTCTTCTGTTTTCAATTTCTGTGTAATCATAAGGTTTATCGTCCAGAGGATCCATATCAAATCCGCTGGGTTGATGCACACTATACAACATCATTCTGCTGAGTATGGTTTTGCCATTTTCATCTTGTGTTTGCATCAATTCAATTGAATCGCCTACATTGTGAACAATGTAAGTGTTACCATAGTAATTTACATTGGTCATTCTAAAGTGTAACACTTCCACAATGTCTCCGGTGTCTGGAAAATTGCCATGTGTGAATGTTAATGCTGTACTGTTAATTGCATAATGAGTGGTAACAGTTTTTCTTGTTCCGCCGACCAATACTACAACCAACGAATAACCTGTGGTTGCTAGTGTAAACTTACCACCTGTTTTTGCTGTACCACCTGATGAATATGCTGTGTAGGTTGTACCGTTGACACTTGCAGTTAATCCTGAATCTGTGTACAGAGCAAATGTGTTTGGTGTTAGTACATCAATGTAATACACATTGTTATTCAATTGTGTCATACCAACTACACCTGTGATGTTGATAAGTTCACCATCTGCTAATCCGTGGTTAGCACTTGTCTGAATCACAACAGGATTGGCACCAGTGGCACCAGAAATTGATAAGTTGACAGATGTGCTTGTAAAGTTTTCTGTGACTTCAGGTGCAAATTTAATTTTCATTCCGCTTAGAAAATCAATATCACCTATATCGCTTGTGGTAAGTTTGTAGCGAGTTTGTCCTAGCATATCATCTGGATCAAAGTTTGTATTAGGTTTTACATTTATAACTGGTAAATCATCTTTACACCAATAATAGTTTGAGTAGTTTACAAATTTATCATAGTCAATTGGTGGTGAATAGGTGTATCCAAAGTTTGATCCGTTGGGTCTATTACCTTCATAATTTAAATTATCAATGTCAGACAGCATGTCTGTGTATGTGTAAATTTCACTGATAGAATTTGTATCGGCTGGATTTTTAACAACCAATCCAGGAGAACCATTGTAAAAACGTTTGGCTGTGTCACTGGTGCCTACCATATGATCTTTGTCTTTATTGTGATGGCCACCTTTAATTTTACCAACCCAGTTGTCCAGGGTTTCAAATGATGCTTTACTGATCATATGATCTAATGTGCTTTGTAATAGTTTTTTGTTTACTGTGGTATTAAGGTACTGAGGTAGATAATCAGAACTTTTGATTTCTTCTACTTTTTTAATTTTACCAGGCTGGTTGCCAGGTAATTGTTCTTTTATCGACTTTGCACTATAGTCTTCAGCCATTAGTAACCTCCACTATTGCCACTGCCTAGTCCACTACCACCTGATGTTGAACTGTACAATCCTGTTGCGACACCACTTGAATCAGAAGCATTAATAAAGCTACCAGTGGTACTCTGTAAATTAGATCTTGTTAAATTATCTACAATTTCAACTTGGCTTGTGTTTGCTCCATTGATGAATAACTCATCACTGTTACATGTAATTTGAAATAAACTACCAAAGACACTTTCTGTATCCTGTGGTACAATAACAAAACTTGCAACAGTTCCTGCTAGTGTTTGGTGAATGTATGCACTCAATTCTGTAAAGTAAAAAGTTTCACCGAATTCCCATCGAGTTGGATTAAAATATGTATTGATAGCATTTATAACTGTACTTCGTATTTCTGTGTCAGTGACAGTTGTGCCTGGCACTTTAACAACACGGAATGTTGCTTTCAAGGCCGCATCAGCAAAATCACCAAATAGCACTTTGTATTTTACTGGTCTATATATTATTGTATCACTTGCACTTTTTTTGCTTTCAAGACTTGAAAATTGTCTGCGTAAATCATCAATGCTAGGCTGTAATGGTCTACTAGATTCTGTTGCGTTAACAGAGTTTATCCAGTTTACAAAATCTAGATGATAATTTTGAGTTAGTACAAACAAATCTACAATGTTTGTAGAAGCAGGATCTATTCTTTTATCTGTGGTTGCAACATGCTGATAACGGAAGTCTAATGCTGTCCTACCCGAAACAGATGTGCTACCTGTACTTAAATATCTTGTATAATCATATCCATCTTCTTTGACTGTGCCTAGTTTAATTGTGTCACTGCCAATAATTTTTGAGAAAGCATCAGGAATGTCTGGCAGATTACCATTGTCAGGATTGCCTAATGAAAGTCTTACTTTCTTATGATCGGTGTGTCCGTCTTTCTCAATGAAATTTCCATAAAAGTAAAATGTGTAATCAGATCCTAAACGTGCAATACTGGTGCCCGACTTGTTATTAATTTTAAGTATTTTAATGTTGTCTCTTTTTGGTTTACCAGTTACAGCATCCAGTTTCAATGATTCATTGCTGTTATAAAATTTTGTACTACCTTCTGTTTCAAAAACGTACTGCATGGTTCTTGACATAAATCTTCTGCGTAAAGTAGAGTAATCACATCTTAGAATCCAACTTTGATCCAAGTTTGCACCACTGGTATCGCCAGCGTTGGTTAAACTCCAGTTGCTGACTGCATTGTTTGTTTTGGTACTGCTAGGTATATTATTTGTTGTTACCACTTCCCATTTGCTGTTGAGTGTGTCATAACGCAAACCAAATGTTTGATTTAATGCTAGTGCAGAACTAATTGAAGTTTTTTCTGCAGAACTAAATCTTGTGTTCCAAACAGGCCAAACCTGTTTCAATCTTGCATTGTTGCTGATTTCTTTGTTTAATACAATAGCACCTAATCCGTTTTCATTTATTCCTGTACTGTTACCATTGGTATCATTTGCACCCAAGCCATCAGCTGTTACATTGGTTACTCGAGCCCATATGGTTTCTAAACTGCCTACGTTTACTTTTACGCTACAGCCAGCACCTGCACCTGAATCAGTGATCTGTGCTACTGTAAACTCATCATAGCCTGAGCCTGCGGCGGTTACTGTAATGCCTGTGATTGCACCACTTTGTACAGTTGCAGTTGCAGTTGCTCCTGTGCCTGCTCCAATTATATTAACTGTAACAGATGAATATCCTGAGCCTTGATTTACAACCGAAATACTGCTGACTTCTCCATCAACAAAGTTTTTGTCTGTGCTGGTGTCTACAATAAATTCACACAAACTGCCTGTTTTAAGATAACGCAAGTTTCCTGAAGCACCAGTTGATACTCGTTGCACACTATTTGCTACACCCGAAATCAAATAACCAGTATTACCACTTTGTTTCTGCCATTTAAATGCATTTGTACCATTACTGGTGGTTGCTTTTGTGTAGTTAAATGATTTTGGTGAAAATTTTGTATAGTAAAAATTTAAAACCTCAGCATCTAATAGAAAAGGTTCTATGTATTTTTCAATAATACCAAGACTGTTCAACGTTGTTGGCAATGCTAATTCTGTAGACTTAACTTTGCCTTCATTATAAATGATTCCATCATTACCAAAATGAGTAACATCTTGATAGTTGCCTGTTGGATCTATGTTGTCAACAAATCTACTGTGACCACTGTGTGTTCTGTTTAGAGCTTTAATTTTTTTGATATTGTTACTGACACTATAAGGATATACTGTGTAGTCTTCAGCACTTACCATACGATCTTGTGAGCTGTATGTTTGTGGTGCATTCAATCTAATATCAGCATTTGTTTCGCCTGAACTTGCTGTAGAAACAGCATTCTTCAATTGAATACCAATGGTAGCTGTGTAGCTGTTGCCATCAGCACCAATGTAAGCCATGGTAATTGTTTGTTTGCCTACATCATTTGGTCTTAATGTATATGTTTCATTTCTGCTTGTTCTAAACCAAACTCTTGTTGTACCTGTTGGAATATTACCAAAACTGCCATCACTGAATTTGATGCTGACTGAATTTTCACTTCTACTTTCTACGCTGAATATGTTTCTGTCAGAATTTACCAAACTGTTATACATTACATTGTTTCCTGTAAGTAGATTTACATTTGTCCAGTTGGCAGAAACTGTTCCGTTTTGGTTAACACTTTGTACATAAACATCTGTGTCGTTGATGTTTGCTGTGTTAATGTCAATGATTTTATTGATCTGCGGAGATGTGATTCCGTAGTCTTCAAATGCAAGTGTGCCTTGCTTTAAGCCAATAAAAAATCCTGTGTTATTACCTGCTATTCCTGTATTATTATTTCTGTATACAATATCAGTTCCAGACGCAGGCGAAGGAATTGATTCTAGTATAGCATCAGTTCTCTTGTCATATCTCAAACCTACAAATTCAAAATTATCTTGTTCACCATTTGCTGTTGCAGAAAATTTAAACACAGTTTGACCTGCAGAACTGTTCATTCTATAGAAGTCAAATGTTTCTCCACTTACTGCTTTACTGCTAACAGGTGAACCAAAAGGTGTGGTATTTTGCAGAACAGCATTTAAAATTGTAATAAAATTTTCGTATTCAGTTGCGTTTTCAAAACTTACTTTTTTGTTCTGCAGATTTGCACCGTTGATGTCATACACAATTTCATTGGTTTGAATATCAACAAGTTTAGCTAAGCCATATGCAGGCAGATTGCGTCTTACTCGATAGTTGATCAGATTAGATTGTCTAATCAAACTTTCACGTCTTTGAGCTGTACCAAAAAAGTTTTCTCTAGTGGCATAGTCTAATCTAAATGCAAGACTATGTCCAAAGTATGACACAAGATCCATCAATGCAACAAATTCAGAACTTTGAATCCAGTCATTGTATTCTTCTGGGTAAGTGTTCTGCACATAGTTTACCATTGCTGTACGAATGGTATCAAAATCATACGCTTTAAAATTACTGTTTGCAAAACTTTCGTAAACTACTGTAAAATCTTCTGCCGCAAATAATGTGTTTTGTCTATTTCCTTGTGCCATTACTGTATATCTCTTTCATATGCGAGGAAAAGGTCCTCTTCATTTCTATTTAGATATGACAATTTCAATTGAACAGTTAGACTGTTATTATTTTCAATTATGTTCAAATCTAATAGACTCCATCTAGGATCCAACCCAATAATCCTTTCAGCATCTGCTTGTATTTCAGATATGCTTAGATCATCCATTGGTTCAAAAACCATCATTGGAATAATGCTTCCAAAGTCAGGATCCATCACACGTTCGCCTATGCGTGTATAAAAATGATTTTTTAGATCTTGAATAGCAAGGTCCTTGTCATGCAAAATCTTAGGCACTAATGGCTGATCAACGGTTGTATATCCTACAAATCTCATACATTTATTTATGAGCAAAAAAAGTGGTGTTTTTACGTTGTGTAAGAATCAGTTTTATACAAAGATGCAACTTCTCTTTGACGCATTTCACTCATATTTGGCAGAAACTTTTGTGTTTCTCTATAATAGCTGTGTTCTGCTTGTCTTTTATTGTATCCATTAATGATGAATGAGTATTTCCTACGCAATCTTTGTATGCCTTGGTTTCTTAGAAACACTCTGCTGTTCAAATATCCATAGTCGCCCAATATCATTATGGTGCCTGCTTGTTGATTTAGGGCAAAATCTCTTTTGTCATTGATAATCATACTTGCCACTGTTTCCCAATTTTTAGCAAGTATTTCATCTCTAACATCATAGATGCCAGTTATGGTTTGCACTTTATTGATCTGTCCTGTGGTAATAAAAAATATTACCAGTGCATCATATTGTGCTTGTGTAACATAAAACTCTTTGGGCAAAATATTTTTAAGGCTTTTTTCTTTGCCTTTGATTGCAATTATCCAGTCACTGAATGCATCAGCTTCGGTTATGCCATATGGATATTTTTCATCACTGTCATTGGTACTATATCCAATTACACCTTTTTCTGTGTGCATTTTAAATGTGTATGTCTGTAACAGTCTGCTAACAGCTTTTGCACTCAATTCTCTGTTTGCAATGATTTCTTCATTGGCTGTGTCCAGCGTGTTGCGAATTGTAAATTCGCTCCATTCGATCATTGAACTTGTAGGAAATACTGTACTGGTAGATGTTAATCTTGTCATCTTGGACCTGCTCCGCCTGATTCGGCACCTCCTGCCGATGGGGCCGCCTTGGTTTCTCTACCAAGCCATGGTTCATGTTCAGGAACTCTGCCCGACACACTTTCTTTTACACCTGTGTTTTGTGCGTGAGCAACAGGTACAGGCTTTTCTGCCTTGTCGGCTGTTGGTCCATTCCAATCAATTCTTGTTGCTGTGGCTCGAAGATTGCCCGCAAAGTTTAGATTGCCATTTGCATCTGCACTAATGGTAACATCAGTTGCACTATGCATTTCAATTTTGCCTGTGGCACTTTCCATTTTAATTCCGCTTTGCATACTTTTCATATTGATTGCACCTGCTTCTACATTGAAAGCACCGTCTGTTTTAAAATTGATTCCTGCTTCAGCATGTACACTAAATGTGTCATGACTGTAGACGTCAATATGTCCTGCGGCATCTATTTCAATGTATCCTGCACCATTGGCGCCTTGTATGTAAATTATTTCTGCTTCATCATGCAACAGAATCTGAGCACCTTGAGCTGTTCTAATTCTAATAGAACGATCTGTGCCTGATGCTCCACCATCATCCATTGTAATGCTGTGTCCTGATTTTGTGGTAAACCCAAATGCATTGTTCACAGTATCTCTACGCATACCACTACTGCTTAGGCCTCTAATGTAATCACCACCCAGTCCTGCTTCTGCAATGTTGGCAGTCATTGGATGAGCGGCTCTTACTTTTTTGTTAAAGTCTGTTGTGTTAGGATTAAGTTCACTGGAAGGTGCTCTCACTGGTGGGTTCTCTTGCACCAATGCATGAGGTAATCCAGGCAAGGTGTAGTTTCTATCTTTATCAAAAACAGCACCTACTAGAAATCCTTCTTTTTGTTCTTGTATAAATGCTACAAGAACAGTAGCGCCAATTGGTGGTGCTTGAGGTGTCATACCAAACGAACTTTGACTGGTGTCATAATTTTTGTTATCTGTTGCACCATCCACTGTGGTTGTTCCGCCAAAAGGTGATGTTGGAATAATTGTTTTGATGCCAATAAGATCTTCAGGATTCTTATCTAGGTCATTGGAAGGATTTGAATCATCCAATAGTTCTACATTGAAACGACCATTGTATTCTTCATCAATGTTTTGTACAACTCTTGCAAGATAAACACCATTGAGTGCATTTTCACGTGGATTAATATGAGCCATTCTTCGAGTTTCTGCAAACCCTTGTGCTTCATCTCTTGTTCTAAGTGTATGTTGTCGTTTCATCATCATTATCCTAGTGCTATTCCTGAATTATCTTCTTGTGCCTTGCTATAATATTCATTTAAAATTCTACTAGACTGTGATTTTCTAGATATAGTTTCATGGTTACCAGCAACATTGTAATCTTTGAATCGTTCGTAATATGTAAATGCTTCTGCGGCCGATTGTTCATTGGTTGCATTCTTCAATCTATTCCATGCACCAGATTCAGATCCGCCACCATATGCACCACTGCCTTTTAATTCATGCATGATGAAATCTGCTTGTGTATTTAAATCTAGATGACTGACGCCTCTAGAGGCCGCAAACGCTTTGAGGTTGTCTGCTCTAGTGCTATTCCATTGTGCAATACCAATGCTGTCACTGCCATCGTTACCATCTCCTGGATTTCTAGCACCAGTTCGCAACGCACTCTCTTTGTTGAGGTTGCCCACAATACCTGCCGCCTGAGCAGGTGTAAGTCCATGTATGTTTATTAATCTATCCATCACTTGTTGTTCTCTGCCAGAAACTGTAGCAGGCACTTCACCAGCTGGTGCGACTGTTGCCCCATCTCCTGCTACACCATTGAGTCCTTCATCATTGTTTTTGTCTTGTAGTACACCATTGTTATCACCAGTTGAAACATTTTGTGGCTTTAATGCATCTACTAGCATTTTAACATTTTCTTCTGTGATGGTTGTTTCTCTAACACCTGTTAGGAATTGTGTAAACTGTCCGCCACGCATCTGGTGTATCACAGTCATTGCTTTGTACACACCTGAATATAATTTGTTGAAGTATGGTTTACTGTTGTGTTCTGGATCTGGAAAAAACATACTGAATAAAAACATTTGAGGACCAATATCATAATCTGCTAATTCTCTATCTACAATTTCAAATGAACGACCAGACGATCCTGAACCACCCTGCCAACCACTGGCAGTTGCCGGAGGACCCAGCCAATAAGGATCACCTTTGATGCCTATTTCAACGTTTATCATATCACCAGATGCTTCCATATTTTGCTTTGCTGTTTCCTGTAGAGCACCATTATCAACCTGTGTAGTACGCTTTGCATAGGTAGGACGATATTTTCTTGTAACATTTGATTTGCCTTCAAGATTGATATCACCAAGATACTGAGCATCAACAACATCATTCATTTTTATAGCATTTGCATAATCTTGACTCAGCCTTTCTTGTTTTTGGTCTTGCAACAGATCTAATTTTCCGTCAGCAGTTTCCATGCCTGCTCGAGCGTCTTTAATTCGTTTTTCAAGTTTGGCGAGTTCAGATGGTTTAGACATCTTTCCGCCGCCATTGGCCATGGCTTCCTCTACTTGGGCTAATAATTCATCTCTTTCTCGTACTAGTTCTTGTTCTAGATTACCTTGTTTGGTTCTTTCTTTAAGTGCCGCCTCAATTTCATTTTCTATTTGTGCAAGAGTTCTAAGAATTTCACTTTCTTTAGAAGGATTTCCATCAATGGTAGCTTCAGGTATGTCGGCGTCAATTGCCTTTACATTGTAGGATGTTTTACCACCATATGCTACTTCTGGTCGAATAAAAGACATGATTATGTTTGTATCAAATTGTAATACTTGTGTGTTTAATCCAGTGTGCAAATAATCATAGCGTTTCTTTAAAAGATCCAGCTCTTTTATTTTTGCGATCTTTTGTTTTTGCAGTTTACTACTTTTTACAATCTGTTCATAACGAGCCTGTTTTTCAGGTGGTAGTTCATTGAATGCTTGAATTGTGTAGGTACAATCTTCATTGAATTTTTTCATTGAATCATTCCACAAAGTGCCAATTTCTACATCAGTTTTAATTTTAAAATATTTGATATAAAATTCTTTGACATGACCAAGTTTTTCTCTAGTGTCGATTTTAATATCCACACCTGCTTCATCCATCCTATCTTCCATTTCCTGTGTATGCATCATAAGTTTTATCATAAAGTCTTTTACAGAACTGCCAGCATCTAATGTCCAATCGCTCTTTTCTGGTTTATTAAGATTGCCTGCACTTCCTGTAGGAGGTTTAAGTTTCCATGATTTCCATGCCGGGTTTGCTAAAACAATTTTTACTGTGTCTGGCTTGGATGAACTTTTTAATGCAATTCTGTTGTGATATTTGTTGAGCTGTGTTTCTAAACCCTTCATTACTTCGCCAAGAGTGGCAGAATTGGTTACTGTGATTGTTTCGTGAGGATTATTCCATGATGCCTTTGAGGCTGTATCGTGCATATGTGCGGCTCTAAAACTATAGGTACTACCTTCTATACCATGTTTGGTTGTAACGGCTGTGACTGCAAGTTTGTACAGCCATTTTTGTTTTGCCATCTTTGGCTCACCTGTTGTTTTATCTCTACCCTTGAATCTTACTTCAAGAGCATAACCAGCCTCTTGCAGATTGCTAATTCCTTTGGCGTCACATATATCCATCAGCTTGGGAAAAAATGCCGCACCGTTAGGCTCTGTGAGTGTCCATGTTACTATTGGGGCGGCGTTTGTAATGACATGTGATCCAGCAATTGGCGATGATATTTCTAAATTGTCAATGGTAAAATATGTGGTTGATCCTGTTTCAGCAATGATCACTCCCTGTCTATCATGCATTTCTCTGTTTACAAATTGTTTATTATCTATCCACAAAGTTAAATGATATGTTGGATTATCAAGTTCGTCAAGTACATTATTTGACCAATCACCTATTTTAAATACAGGTTCTTGCTGTTTAGCTGGTGGTGGTGATCGATAATCGTAATAATTGTCTCCAGGATTTTTATAGACCTTTTCTTCAGTAGTTTCTTCAGGTTGTATAATCAATACACCATCATTTGCAACTACATCAATATCTCCAAGATTGTCTACTCGATTTTCTTTGTAGATATCATTATGTATTGATTCATTAATGATCTTTTCTGTTTCGATTTGATCATTTCTGAACATTTCTGGTAAGGCTTCGCCTGTGTTAAAATCTAAACCTAAGTCAGGTCTATACAACTCACCTTTGTTTGGTCCATATATAGACTTACTGTTTTCATCGAGTACATTGCCTTCGACAATCCTCAAATTACTACCATCGTTTATGTATTGGTTTGGCGGCAAATCACTGCTGGTACTTGCGTTTGCTTTATTGCCACCCCAAAAATGCCACCATGCGTGACTCATAGCTACATCCTTGTATCAGTTGAACTACTCTGACCAACTGGCACTATTATAGTTTTACCTGCTGTGAAATCCATGATAGGATCTTTTATTATGTTTGGATTGAAATGCATGAACAACCACCACAGTCTTTGATTGCCATACAATGCGTTTGCCAGTAGATCAGGTCTACGATTATGTTGGTCTTCAATCACATGTTCTCTAATATCAGCTGAAAAAAATTCACTGCTTGGTTCGTAAAGCTCTGTGTACTTGGCGTTAACTTTTGTGTTAGATAAGTGACTATCGCTTCTATATGCCATCAAACAAATCCTTTGGTTAATGCAGTACCTCGTGACATGTCACCGAGTGTAAAATCTTTTCTTGTTGCAAGTAGATCTGGTTGGTGCCTTAGGTCAATAGCAATAAACATCTGTGCAGGTAGAATCACATTGCTTTTAGCTCCACCTATTCTTGCTAGGCTATCAACACTTCCCAAAAGACCTACGCCTTGATTTCCTAGTTGCTGTGATATACTTTGAGATCCTGATTCAACATAATCTATATCGCTATCAAGTGTGTAAGAAACGTTTGCAACCACACACGGCCAATTACTAAATTGATTTGCACCATAGGCACTAAACAATAACACAGGAGGTGGTGTTCCTCTGTGTATATCGTTTTCGCCAAAATGAGACAGACTGGCCATTCTTAAAAAATGTAATACACCTTGTGTGTAACGCAATTCATCTTCTGTTTGATTTGTAAACAGGCCTGTAACCTGCACAGTAGGTGAACTGGTGTTTTGATAATACACAGGTTGATAATTTGTGTGAGGCAGATCATATGATCCGTAATTAGCACTTCGTTGATATGTGATGGTTGGTGTGTATGGGAAAACCATGGCACCTGAACGACCATTGGCAGATTTTAACGCTCTAGCAGGACCACCAAATAGTAAACTGCCTCTGCCTTTTGGTTTGAGCATGGGTCTAGCATCAGTTCGCATTTAATCTTCCATTTATAAAATTGTAAACACCATCATCAAACTTGCCAAAGAATTTTTTAAACACTTGTGCTTTTGCTTGATCTGTGTTGTTTGGATCGCTCATTGCTGATCTAAAATCGCTGGCACTCATACCACCTTGCATTTCAGGAGCAACATAAACGTATGCTCTATCATCACTGGCTGGTTGTAGTTCTCCATCTTTGTATGGTTGCAAAACTCCACCAGTGCCGAGTCGTCCGGCATCTTTTGCACTATACACCACAACGATTGCTGTTTTGTTAGGATCTCTGCCTATCTTGGCAAGATCTGGTCTGTATGGATTTGTGTCAATGATCTTGTCTGCAGGAATGCCATGCATTTTGGACATGATAGATTTCTTCTCATCAAACGTAAAAGGATCACTGCTGAAGTCTTTCATAACATGTGCCTTTTGTGCTTTTTGACTGAAAGTTGTAGCGATAAATACATTAGCGGTCCCAAACTTTGATACTAAATGATCATAAACTTGTTGATGTGCTATATGCATAGGTTGAAAACGACCGCCATAAAAAACTGCGATGTTGTCTGCTACTGCTTCTGTAATTTCACTAAATCTCATACAAAACCTCTGTTACATGTATTTAGCCTGCAGAAAAACCGTTGACTTTTGTACGCAGACATACTATACTAACATAAATCTGAAAGAGGTTCAATGGCAAAAAGAGTAAATTATTTAAACAACAAAGACCTATTAGCAGAGATTCACAAGAGCAAACTGAGTTTCTGTTGGTTTCAAGATGAAGAAAATACAGTATATGATATCATCATAGGCAAAGACGATAAGATTACCAGAAGTGTTTTGAAAGAAGCAAGGCAGAATCGTGCAACGAGGCAAGAGAAACGCATGTACGAAGAAGCCATGTTAGACTGGGAAACAAACAATGGTAAACGCAGTCAACGACCTAAACAAAACCAATTCAATGTGGATCCAAAGTCAATCAAAGACGAAGAATTAGTTATCAGAGTCATGACATTTGATCACATACCACTGGAACAAAGAAAAAATAAACCAAAGACAGTAGCAGATCATCATTCAAGATGTAACTATCCACCATTCAAACATGTTAGACTGAAAGAAGGTGAATGGGACGAAGTGCTACGCAGTCATTGGGAAGGCGGAATAGGCAACGGACATTTTAGTGTGGATCATGGAACTATAACACCTAAACTAGC